AGGTAATTGATTATAACTCTACCGGCTCCTTGGTAATGAACCTCAGTATAATACCGATCACCGATACAATGATGGTCAGTATCTCAGCCTGATCTCCGCTTAGCTGGAAATCAGCAAAGCCGAAATACCCGGCCACTGCCACAAGGATGGATAAGACAAAGAATATAATCGTCTTGGAAGTCCATATTTTCTTTGGCATAACATTCTCCTTTATAAATCTAACCCGCATCTCTTCAACAGTTCCATTATACACGTCAAGATCAACCGTGTCACTGCTAACACCGAAATCTGACCCCCTTCCTGCATTGGTCCACTGCCACAGAAGCCATCCTGAGGCATCAAAGACGGCCGGAGAGCCGTTTTCCTGGTCTAACCCATTCCAGTGTGCCATCCAGAGAGGGACGCTCTCCCAGCCCTTATTATGCTTGCATAAATTATCCCGGAAAATGTAGGGGGAAGTGTACAAAACTACTGGCAAATTGGACAGGCTGGCCAGCTTAAGCCAGAAAGCCCACAGGTTCAGCTCCCCATCTTCGTCCAGGGTGTTGTTGGTCTTTTCATAATCCACAGCCAGGAAGTGGAAGCCGTGATCCTTGACAGTTCTCCAGAAGAAATCAGCCTGGGCCAGTGGGTCCATGCCAGTTCTGAAATAGTGGTACGCTCCCCGGATGGGGACCTTCTGCACTTCTGGAAGATACTCTTCAAAGCGTGGATCTGTCCAGCTCCAGCCTTCAGTGGCCTTGATGATAATGAAGTCCCTGTTGCCCTTGTATTTGAAGTTCCCCTGGTAGTGTGATATGTCCATCCCTCTTGCTCTCATTTTATCCTCCTAAACCCATATACCTATTAAAGAGATGATAAGACCTATTAAAGATAACAGATAGGCGACGTACACGCTCTTCTGGTCAGCCTTGCCTTCCAGTAAAGCCTTACTGATCTGGAGCTTAAGCACTTCCTTTTGTATCTCATCCAGCTCCCGCTCTAACCTAACGATCCTCCAATCATCCATCTAGGCCTCCTCCCCCTCAATAGTAACCCAGAGCAAGGTATCATCCTGCTTGTATTCAATGGCGTTGATATAGAAGTCCTTACTGATCCCTGTCACGGTCTCTATCGCTGTGAACCTGGTTGAAGGATCCGCTGCTATCAGCTGACCTGCTAACTCATCTGACAGGTTAGCCAGGACTGTGATCTTGCAGGTATCAATGTGAGAGGGAGCATACCGGGCAAGGATCAGATCCACCAGGTTCTCCACTGTGGCAGCATCCTCTATCAGGTCCATCCTGTTGCTGTATCTCTTATTGCCCACCTGATCAATGCTGTCAGTGTCCCTCTTCTCAATGGTGATGCTGTCATACTCTGTGATGCGCTTCCCTAAGATGGTAAGCTCGTTCAGGTATCCCAAAGCCCCGGAAGTGTTCTGCATCTCTACAGCCACGCTAGAGCCCCCTATTACGGGTGAGGTAGTCCAGGTTATGTCAGCGTGTTTATCATCGTTAGCGGGCGTCCTGGTGCTCCCAAAATGGAAATTATCAGCCGTCTCAGGGTCCACAACGTCAGCCCCGGCACACTTCTGCCCCGTGTCTGGATCCGTGAAGTTGCAGGTCATCGATAGTGTCTCACCTGCTTTGATCTTGATCCCCTTGCCTACCTTGAACAGCACTATGTTAGCTGCTGCGTCTGTGGTCGTTGTCCTCAGCTTCAATGAGACAATGTTATAGATATTCCCCACGTTGTAATTGACCACGATCCCGGTCATGGTCCCGTCCAGGGTGAAAGCACTCGTTGTGTTTAACGCCCTGGCTCCCTGCTCTTCAAAGATCAGGGTTCCATCCCCCTTGCAGAAAATACGCCCCTGCTCATTTCTTGCCAGCTTGGAGAATTGACTTGCCATACTGGAGGTATCGCTGTCCCCGGCAAATACCAGCTCAAAGGTCTCCACCCCCGTGTCAAAGTCTGTATCCTCCGGCTGGTTAGGGAACTCTGCCAGGCACGTGGTCAGAGCTTCGGCTGCAGTCTTATCCGCCTGGATAGCCTGGATGCCAAGCTCCTGCTTATTGAGGTAGCCGATCCAGTCCTGCGCTTCACACTCTGTCTGTGGGTCGTCATACTGTCCGGCACTGGGGTAGATATTGGTCATATGGCCCACAAACTTGGTATATCCAATATTAGGCGCCCACTTGCAATCATCCATGTAGAAGATACCGTATGTGCCAGCGTCTAAGCCAGACACCGCGCCATAGCTAAGTAAGTCTATACTTTTGGTATCGTTGTCTAACCCTGATACAGTTTCCTTTAATACGTCATCTATATATAGTTTAGTGTACCCATCGTCAGCACCAACTCCGCTTGACGCTTGCCAAACCACCCGTATTTTATGATTAGCGTCTGTTATGGGATAGCTGCCAGACCATGTACCGCCCGCATCTTCGGCGGAGTATACCTCAATATTATATACGCCAGCAATATCGTTAAGAGCAACGTATAGCTCTGGCGCATATATAAAATAAAATCTCTCACCCACTCCCATCGTTAGGCTGTTCGGGTCAAAGTTACACTCAATCGTCACCGCCGTTTCCGCTGTCGGGTCAGCGAAGCTCACATATCTAGCAGTCGTATCCATTACTGGAATACTCATTCCGTAAGTACCGTTCTGCACAGCCAGCGTGTGTCGCATCGGTGCGCCAACTGGGTCAATCTTGATAAGTTCAATATAGTAAGAACCGCCGAAGGTTGTTGAGCTTGTGCCTACCAAGCCAGCCCGAACCGCATCCCAATCTTTAGTGTCGTTATCTAATCCGGTAATACTGTCTACGAGAACATCGTTTATATAGAATCGCATCCATCCATCGTTATTACCAGCACCTGTTGAGCGCACCCACATAAGTTTATAGTTATTCCATCCGCTGGGTATATCAACGTAAGTTCCCCAAACATAACCGCCATCATCTTCTTTTGCAAATATGGTTATTTGTTCGTTTGTTATTCTTGTTCTCCAGTTAGCGGAGGAAGCTCCATCTAGAGCATAGATAATATCCAAGTACTTATCAGCCTCTACCGCTACATCGTTATAGTTAAAGTTGAAGCTAATAACCCCGCTTGTCTGATTTACCGCATCAGCGTTTATAACTCCATAAGCAAGGTTAGCGTCATCAAATGTAACTGCCAGACACGAACCAGCGTTCCAACCAGTAGCACCAAGATTATTTAAATCTCCATCTGCGTCTACCTCACTGTCGAAACTTGCAACGGCATTAACCTCCGCATCCCAAGCGGGGGTTACGGCATCGAAGTCGGTTAGCTCTTCGTCAAACTCCTGTGACCAGACCGGGTCAAGGACGCCGGGCATATCAGTGACTATCTTAACCCCCATCCCTTCCTCAAAGCCCACCACCCTGGCAGCGTTCTCTGGGCTGTACTTCCCCTCCTGATTGTCAAAGACCATATTAGCAATGCCAGTGCTGGCTACCAGGTTCATCGGTCCCGAGCCCTTGATCCCATACCCCCACTGTAGGTCAGGGCTTGCCAGTACGTCCTCATTCAGCGTCCAGGTTGGCGGGTCATACTCCAGCAGGGAGACGTCATCCAGGTAGAAGGGACCTGGACCATTAGCCTCAATAGTTACCTTGACCTCTACGCAATCAACAGGAGCGTAGAAGATATAAGCTGTCTGCGCCCAGTCGGTGTCAGTTGTACCGTAACCAGTCTTTATTATGGCTGCGTTGGTCACATCATAGACAGTATATTTAACACCGTTCACCCCATCCCCATAAGCCCAGAAGGACAGCTTCTGCCTGTACTCTGCTGTTGTAGTCCCTGACTGGTAAATAGATCCCTGTGCCACCCCAGCACCGATCAGCTTCACAGCGTGATCATCACCGTGTACTGTAGTCCCTTCATCCAGTACAGCGGTGTACTCTTCTTTTAAGGTAAGGTCATCAACATACATAACATCACTTACCGCCATGTCAAAGCCATTAGCTCCGGCGTATAATGTGGTTGTGGTTGATGTCTTGCTTATCTCGTGGTACTCCCAGTCAGCAGCGGTTCCACTATCTGTCACCGCATCAGGCCAGCCATTAGAGATAGATAATCCCCAATCACCCTTCACCCAGGCACCCAGTTTATATACTTTTCCTATTGTAGCAGCTATGGTTTGCTGTAATGATGGGTAATTAGTTGTATTACCACAGGTGATCTTGGCAGAATGAGTATCACCGTGTACCTCTACCTGCTCATCTTCTACTGCTCCTGCTGTGCCAGGATCTTCTACCCAGCTTGTAAAATCATCTCCAGCAACCAACTCCAGATCGCCATTTGACAGCTTCTCTGTTCCGGCTTGATCTACCTCTGTCCAGTCGTCAAAGTTATCACCCGTGACAAGCTCAAAGTCACCGTTAGATAATAGTTCGCTGGGTGATGTGGGTAGTGCCAGGTATACCTTAGAAGTTATCATATTACCTGCGCTCCACAGCGTCAGCAATAGTAGTAGGAAGAGTATCAACAAGACGTCTAACTTCCGCAAGCATTTGGGCCATGTCATTTGTGCCACCTCCAACTGTGACTGTTTCCCCAGGGGTCGCCATAAAGCTAACCGGGGTTGTATCTGGGCCCCCTCTACCCCCTACGATAAACGATCCCCCTGCTGCGTGGCCAATATTACCTTTATGTGGCGTATCAGAACTATACTTTAATCCTTTTTGTCTCTTAGCTTCCAGTGATGACAAATAACCAGGGCTGAAACTCTCAAAGAAACCCACTCCGCCTTGACCTGGTTTCTTTATTTGTTCTCCCTCAGAAAATACACCCCCTCCAGAGGCTAGCTGTAAGGCAATAGTGAGAGCAGGAATAACTTCATCTATCAGCTTTAGCTTAAAGGTATTCCAGGCATTAGTAAACTCATTGACAACTCCTATATAATCATCCTTATTGGCAACCATATCGTCTGATACTTCCATATAAGTGCCAAGTGAGCCAAAAGCTCTTTTCTCTGCATCGTCTAAGCTATCCCACCAAGGGATTAATTCTCCTATGCCCTGCTCTCCGAATAAACGCATAGCCTCTTTCGTTTTCTCGGAACCAGCAGGCATCTTGTCCCACTCCGCAAGAACATTACCTAAACTCTCTACCGTTGGATCTATTCCCTCAGTAGCAAGGCGCCTGAATACGCCCAGCATGGTACCGCTGCTGATCTCATACTCATCCATAGCACCCTTAAGGAAACTGGCCTCTTGCATTGACAGGCCCAGACTAGCTGCCAGGTCGTCCACTTCATCAATATAATCTACATACTTATCAACTTCTTTCTTGGCTTGATTTACGGCCAGGGTAGCAGCAGTACCATAAGCAGCCCAAAGTAATTGTGCTTTAGTTAAGGCAAGGCTAATACCAGACACACCGCCTGGCCGTCCTTCTGTTCCTTCTAGCTCTTTTAAGGCAGTCTTAGCCTGAGAGGTATCAGCCTTAAAGACAAGATTGAGTATTCTATTGGACATGCTACCGCCTTATGCGATTGTAAGTTCTGCGCCCCAAACTCCACCATAAACAGAGTTATACTGAGGAACCAAATTCAGCTCATAAGTGACCACACCGTTCATCTCTGACAGTATAGTGGGTGCTGAGACACAAACCCCGCAGAAGTCCAGTTTGAGCGTGTTAGTGCCGTCTGTGGCCTGCTGTCGGATGGTGAAACCCACCCCGGTGTCAGCAGCGTCAATGATATCCCCTATGCTGGCAATATTGGTAGCGTCAGCTTCCATCACTAACTTGTAGCTCCCACCCCATTTGCCCTGGACCACACTGTCCCATACCTGGTCACCTAAGTGCCAGATGGGCTTGTGATCCGCTGTGATATTAGCCTCAAAGCTGAAAGCAATATCAGCCCGGGCTGTGGTCCCTATCGTGGCCCCAAGTCCAGCATCCATGAACATAGCGGTCTCATAACCGTGTACCAGTTCTGGTACGTCTGTGGTCAGAGCCTGGAAGGATGCGCCATCTGTGACAGGCTTGCTGAAGCCGTTCCATTCAAAGTTCCAGGGTGATCCGCTGTCAGCAGAGAACTTCAAGCTGTAGGGAATACACCCGGCAACCTGATAGATCAAGCCAGTCTGCCCAAAGGCTGCTGTAAAGCTCTTGGGTACAACAGCAGCAGCAGGAGTGCTGAGATAGGTATGAGGGGAGCTTGCATCTTCCCCAAACATGCTGTCCAGCCAGAACATGGTCCTGTTGTAGTCCAGCAGGCCAGAGATATTGACCTCACTCCAGCGTTTCTTGATAAAGCTGTAGTTAGACGGCATGGTCGTGCCGTCCTTCATATCGATCTGCTCTACCTCATTCTTAGGAGTGATGCGGGCCTCAAGTCCTGCTGGCTGGATATCCAGCGTATCAGCAGTTCCAAGGGTTCCCTCAGATCCTAACTGTAGTTTATTAAGTGATGGTATGTAAGTCATAGGTTACTCCTTGATAAACAACCCAACTGTCAGGTCAGATGTTGATACATAGGTGGGTGTGCTGGTCTTGACAAACAGCTGTCCAAAGAGGGAAGTCCCCCCCTGTCTGAGCACAAATGGTCTGTTTAGTTCATAGTTTACAATGTCCAGTAAACCAACACTATTAGTGGCAAAGCTGATATAGTTAGCCACTGAGAACTGGAGGACAGCTATAACGTTCTCCAGGTCTGCATCTGAGACAGTAAAGGCATCATTGTCAGTGGTTTCTGTAAAGTCCTGGTCAAAAAGTACCAGGTACAGCAAGGCGTTCTGTTGAGCCTTGTCTTTGATGTGAGCCTGGACTATGGTCCCTGAGTTGTCATAAGGTGTGCAGACATTCCTGAATTCCATCTTCCCACCTATAGCATCCCCGGCACTGTAAGCCCCGGCTGTGATAACGGGGGTCTCTAATACTTTATAACTCATATGATCTCCTCCACCGTAACGGTGATATCTACGGCCCAAAAGTCCGTATCTCCCCAGGGCACCGGTCCCATTTGAGCCTCTACGCCCATAATGGTTGCATTAGTGGCCGGGTTCCTGTTCTCTTTCACCTGCGCTATATACAGGCTGATGTAGTCAAGCATACTGTCTGCAAACTGCTCCACTCCCTTCCCTGCTGACAGGGGAGCCCATAAGCACAGATCCCTGATAGCCCATCCCACGTTCTGAAGGTTGCCTATCATGATAAAATCACCCTCTGCGCTTGTAGAGGGAAGTAACAACCTCATGGGCAGGTCAGAGTTCCTGACAGCCAGCTTGACCTTGTTGATGTTCCTTGCCTTGACAGATCCAACTTTCATATTAGCGATACTGGTATAGATATCCTGGATATTGCTCATGCTACCACCACCTTCTTGTACGGCTTCAGGATAGAGATAACATCACTGGGCAAGCCTTGCGGCAGCAGTACCTGTCCCTCCGGCGTGATGATCGCTGAGTTTCCGGGATTGGTCTCTTTCTGGTCATACAGCCATTTAGCCAATCTAAGGCACGCCTGCTCTATTGCAGGAGGCGCAACCTTGCTGTACCCCCAGTAACCGGTTACAGTGACCGCAGGATAGGCCCAGGCGCCATCTGTGAGATAGCACCCATAGTAAGGAGGCCCATTCTCAGGAATGTAGCTCACGGTTGGGCTGTCAGTGATAGCTGATGCCTCATCTGCCAGCTCTTCATAGAAGTACAGCATACTGCCAGAGAAGCGGTTAGTCTGCATCCCTGCAATCCTGGTAAATGCCTGGTCGGTCTCGGCTTCCACCTCAAACTTACGCTGGGTGTAGTTCTCAATGATAATAGTGGCTGACGCTATCATAGCGTTCAGCATATCATCATCATCATCACCTTCGTCAGCGTCAAACCCGGCAAAGGACTTGAAAGCGCTTAAAGTTGTATATGCCATAAGGTACCTCTTTGAGTGCAGTAATTAGCCATCTCTGACCAATTACTGCACTCATAAGTCTAAAGTTTACTCAGTGTTGTTGTCGATATTGTAGATGCCTGCAGCGTTCACGATCACCCCACCATAGCGAGCTGATGGGAGGAAGTTCACAGTGCCAGCGCTGAGCTTGGTGCTGTAAGGATCCACAAAGATGGACATCCTGCGCCGTTCTACCCAGAACATAGCCTCTTGCAGGTTCACATGAGTTACGCCTGGTACACCATCGGTTCCGCCAACTACAGCTTCCCAGTTAGCGTTAGTGTAGACCGGTTTATTCATCAGCATCTCTCCGACTTCGCCCATGCTCATCGGGTTGAAACCGAACTCGCCATAAGCACGAGGGGTAGCAACCAGCATAGCACGGATATAAGCCAGGGTACTGTCATTCATGAACCAGCATGACTTTTCTCGATACTCCTGAGCCAGCCCATAATAGGCTGCGATCAGTTCAGCATCCTCGATCACATCAGTTGCAGCGATCTGGGTGCCAGCTACGGCGGTCAGCAATCCTGCAAAGTCCACGTTCTTACTGAGAGCAATGGACCGTGCGCAAGCTCTGACAAGCCACTGCTGGAACAGGTCCTGGTCTTCCAATGCCTCTTCCGATACTGAGACATAGTTGCCGACTTTCTGCATGGTGATCGCAAAGTTGACAAATTCAGGAGTGTTAGCTGTATAAGCTCCACCCTCTGCGATGTCAGCCAGCGCTGCCAGTGCGGTTTCCTCAGCTGGTACGTTGAAGATCAGCCTATTGGTTTTATAGATAGGCAGTAATCCAGCTGCACTCAGCTTGTCCGGCAGTGAGTATGCTGATAACAGGTCATGGATCTGGTTGTGAAGGTCCTCTGGAACCATCATCTGTAACTCTTCAGCATCAGTCTCTAACAACGGTAGGTCAGCAGCACGTGCAGGTACGGCGTTCCTTGGAATACCACCCTGGGCCACTGTCTTACCGCCTTCGATCAAGCTGCGGATAAAGCTGAAGGTCTCCAGCTTGTCAGCGTCTAAGCCCTTGTCACCTGCGATAGTGTTCACATTGAAGGTAGCCCGGTAATTGGGCTTCTCTTTCAGTTCTGCTTCGATCTTTGCCCTTAGAGCAGCTTCCTTCTCCTGCTCAGCCTGGGCTTCGGCTTCTCTCTTAGTGAGAGCATCCTGTACGGCTTGTTCAATCTCATTCATGTTAATCCCCTTGGTTCTAATAGTTGGTTGTTTAACTTCCTCTTCCTTCTTATCCTCTCCGGCCTCGAAGTTGTCTGGAAGGGTGATACCTTGCTCATCATATAAAGCCCGTAAGGGCAGTACTACCGCATCGTCGGAGATTGGCACTTTTCCATGTCTAGTGTCAAATATCGAAACTTCAGCCAATGGCCAGCAATCTACCTTCCCCTTGGGCCACTTTCCATTAACAGGCTGTGGTCTTACTAAATAATCAATGCTTCCAGAGGACGCTCTGGCCTTTCCTACTAGCGCATCCTCCCAAGTTATGTCAGCCAGCTCGTCTCTTCCCTCAGGAGGTAACTCTGTTTTTGTCCATATTCCACGCTGGTCTATCTTTGACACAATAGCTGTACCCATAGTCCTTGGTATTTTCATTGGCTTACCCCTGGGGGTGTTTCCATGAAAATATAATAAGGGTCGCCTGTCTCCCACGTCCACCATATAATCAGTGTCAGGGGACAGGTATTGATTGTATCTGTCTAACCTATCCATACTACCAAAGGGCACAGCCAATATCTCTAAGATACGCTTCTGTCCCTCGCTTACAGCCCTTACTGCTCCAGCATCATAAGTTCTGATCTTCATAGCTCTTGACCCCTTTGCTACTCTCTCCAGGCTGCAGTTACATCCCGGGTGCAGCTCTGGCTTCACGCCAAAGTCTCTACCGTATATTTTACCTTCTAGTGCTGCACACTTCTCGCATACTTCTCCCTTTTCAGGATGTGTTACCCACATCAAGTCATACTGCCATGGCACAGGAGGCTCTGGGAGGGCGTCTAAGACACGCTTCACTGATCCATCATACTCAGGCACAGTCAGTATCAATGCAAGCATTAGGATGTATATCTTAGTATAGCTCTCCGGTATTGCCTGCTGTTCCCTTCTCAGTCTGGACGTTAGCTCGATCTCCTGCCAGGGTGTAAGCTCTATCTCTTGGCGCCATACAGCCTCTAGATAATCCTCTAGCTGCGACCTATCCATCTTATCAAGGAACTTGATGAATTCTATCTTGTCCATATCTTCCCAAACTTAGCTGACAGCTTCCTTACCCACTCTTCCAGCCTTGTGTCTGCTACCTCTACAGCGGTAGACCATCTTCCCTCGTGTATTGTAGCTTTGCCTATTCCCTGCACCCAGCCCGCATATGGAGTTAAGTTCACCATCTCTGCGTGCCTGGGGGAATAGACTGTATACTTCCAGTTACGCTTCAATAAGTACTTACGCACATATTTCTGGTTAGGCAGCTTGTCCGGATAGGTCCTCAGCTCCCTCTTCAGCGGTGTCAGGAAGCCTCGCCACTCATCCTTCAGAACCTTGTCCGGGTCCAGGTTCTCCATAGCAATGTGGAACTCTGCCAGGTCCCTGGGATCAATAGAGACTTCAAACCCATCAGGCATTGAAGCAGCTCCTTACAGCGTCTACAGATTTGGCGTTAGATAGCCTAGCACTAATAAGATAACTACGGTCAGTGCTAATATAATCACTTTCAAATGGCACATTCGCATCTTCACCTCTCAGCAAAGCCTTGACTGCCTTTTTCTCCCACTTACCCTCTGCTATCTCTGCCTTATCTTCCTTCTCTTCACCCTTGGCACTCTCTTCAATACCCATCTCCTGCCGGTAGTACTTATCTGAGATGATGCCTTTGTCAAACATACTGGACAGCCTCTGCTCCTTGGCTGTCTGGTCCTCCTGTAATATACCAACCTCATCCCATGCGAAGTGGAACTCTACTGAGCTGTCCACCTTATTGACAAGATCCTGATTGATAACGTTCTCATACTCTACCGCACGTGGCTTGATCGTGTCCTCTATGAGGTACTTCCTTGCCTCTGGACCATTAGTAAAGGTAGCGTTAGTAAGCCCCTCTACGAGGAGCTTTGGCACCCTGAAGGCCACGCAGATGTCATTGTGTGCCTGGTCCAGCATCTCCATCACTGCGCTGTCCTTCACAGTAGAGCCTACGATCTCAGGCTTCAGCCCCTTGGCTGCTATACCTACCTTGCCCTTATTCCTGCTCCCCCCAAAGCGTGCGTTCCACCATTTGAGGACCCTGTTAGCCTCATCCTCTGTCACATCTTGATCTGTGGTCAGCAGCAGGCCAGGCACAGCATCATTCTTGAATAGGGCTTCCATCATCAGTAAAGCTTCTATCTCCGCATTGACGCTCTTCTTGCAGACTTCCATCACTGAGATGCCAGGCCCAAGATCATCTTCCGGGTGATACTCCCTGAAATAAATGATCTCATCCCGGCCAAAGGTCTGCTCTTCCTTGCCCCCCTTGTCAAATGTAAAGCTTTTGATACCAGAAGAGGTCTTATTGACCAGCATCTTCTGAGGATTGAGCCTCTTCAGTATGTCCACGTCTCTAAGCCAGTACCATGCGCCAAAGCTCAGCGTATCGATCTCAGAAGCGCAGACCCCCTGCTGGTAGTTGCTCTCTGGCCCAAAGTCAGTCAGCATGTCAATGAGAGGGTGGCTCTCCACGATCTTGTCCCCCTTATAGATGTGCCAGGGTAGGTTCGCCAGCTCCTGACCCCTGATGTTCATACAAGCAAAAGCCCAAGGGCTCTTCGCCATCTTGGACTGTATCGTGCCTCTGCCTGAGACCAGGTCATAATATCTGCCGTCATTGATCCAGGGCAGGTCCACCGCTCTACGTGCTGTGAATAATGTACTCATATGATCCCCTAATAGAATTGTAATTGCCCGGTCAATGCCTGGTGCAGCATCAGCATCCTTGCTATCACAGTGTCGTCATGCAGTCCCTCAGGCGCTGCATACTTGGCCAGCCCAGAAGGTGTGATCGTCTGCTCAAACGCTTCCAGCTCTCTCCAGGCTGTCTCATCGTCTACCCATTTCCACTCTTCGTTAGCAAAGACCAGGCGCATAGCCTGGACGCATCCTGCTTTACTGGTGTTGCTCATGCTGAAACCCTGCACGGCGATACCGTCCAGTCTGAGCTGCTGTATGTTCGGCAGCCCCATGCTGTTTTCTTCAGCTAACAGCTCTACTACCCCCATAGGTGCTAGTACTCTCTTCAGCATATCCCTCTGTGTAGGGTAATCTAACTCACCTATTCTCTCTAAGTATAACTCCTTTTTACACGTAGCGCAACCCACAGAGAGTACAGTGTAGTCAGCTTTCTGGCCCCAGTCTACCCCGGCGACAAGTCGATGCCCTTTGTGTATTTGCGGATCTCCAGGCGTATAGAAGTCCGACGGCCTAACCGTAAAGACAGCGCCCACACCCGGCACAAACTCAGCAAGTATCTCTTGACGGTAATCAATGTCTGTCATATCCTCCACCATATCCTTGAGCGCCTGATCGTCCAGGAATGGATTATCTAAGCTGCTGAATCTAAATATCCTCCAATCCTTGTTATCTACCGCTCTCAAATACATATGGTAGAAGTGGTTACGCTTATCAGGTGTACTGATCACAATGAGCGTACCGCCTGTGTCCAGGAGCATAGGCAGCACAATCTTCTTGTATACTTCCTCATTCTGGTAGGCAAACTCGTCCAGGATGATAATATCACCCCAGCCACCCCTCAGGTTGTCAGGGTGCTTGCCGGTCATGCAGTGGATCATTCCCCCTGACTTAATAAATGTCAGGGTACGCTTCTGCTCATTCTTTTTGACCAACCACAGAGCTATTGCATCAGCCAGCCAATCACAAAGAAGCTCCCATACAGCATCTGTCTGCTTTACTATGGGAGCTATATATAATACTCTCTTGCCTCTATTGCCGAACTTGATTGCTATCCTGGCTGCTAGGAACGTCTTACCAGCTCTGCGCCCGGCGTTAATGACAATGCGCTTGACCTTCCCTATAACACTCTCAATCTCACGCTGCTTATCGTGCGGTGGGGGGATCTTGATCCGTAGGGTCCTCATCGTCCTCGATAGGTTCTAGCCCTGCATCTTCTCGCATCTCATTAGTCCAATTATCAGGGTTCAGCATGGATATTTCCCAGTTAAGCCACATCACTCCTCCTCCTCGTCAATAATGTCCAGGTGGTCTACCTCAGTGATGCTCACGTCCTTGAATAGAGCATGGATCTTGCCCAGGCTGTCAGAAGCTCCCTTGGTGTCGTACTCGACACGCTCCTTGCCATTGGCATACTTGACTACCTTGGTGGGCACAGCCCCGGTAGACATGGCGTCAAAGCGCTTGATGAGCTCATCAGCGGTCATCCGGCTTTCTTTCATTCTCCTCTGAACTTCAGCCTTAATCTCAACATCCTTCAACAGCCGAGATCCAATAGAATAGGCAGTATCTTCACTGTAACCAGCACGAATAGCAGCCTGGGTAGCGTTCAGGTCTGCCATATACTCATCAATAAACTTCTGCTGCTTACGTGTGATCGGCATTGTTATAAGTTACCTGCGTATGCTCTCCAAGGAGTATCATCAATGTCAGCCTCATCCTCTGGCTCGGTGAGGGTGGTGAGATCATGTAGAATTTCCGACACCTCTAACCAATCGGTTTTACGCCATTCTTTCCCAAGCCATAACGCTCTCTGTATAAAATCACGCTGTTCAGGTGTTAGCTTTTTCATCATTCACCATCCTTGTCGAGCCATTTATAATAATTCCAAAGAGCTTCCGAGAAACGGTTTCCATCCTCTTCCACGTATTCCTCAATCTTCCGCTTGGCGATTTGGTTGTCCCCCTCTGGCTCGGTGTGGGAGGTGTCCTCTTGAAACAGTCCCGCCAATTCTTTTTTCCTCAATTCACGATAATCTTCCCTAATTATGTCTCTAATCTCCTGTTCAGCCTTCATTTGCTCAAGCCTGCGGGCTTCATTATTCTTATTCATCGCTGCCCTCCTCTGGCTCGGTGTGGGAAGAGAGAATACTATCAAGTGCTTTTACCAACATTTGCACAACAGTATGATGAAAGCTCGTGGTTTCAGCTATTAATTTTCCATACTCTTTCAATACGGCTTGCTTCTCTTGCTTATCCATCATTTGTCCTCCTGTTCTCCTTTGAATAACCAATCCAGTACAGAAACAATCCCAATGTAAGCAAACGTAAATAGGACTGCCAGTGTTACTGCAAGTATAGCGTCATTCATTGTCGCCATCCTCGGCGGTGTGGTGTTTCAAGTCCATATAAAACTGTGCTTTATAATCCAGCTCTACCTTCTCATCCTCTGGCTCGGTGTGGGCGGTGAGGATAGCTCCGTACTTATCTTCCATTTCTGGCGTTTTGCCAAGCTCATCATAGTTTATGGGATATCTTTCATCCCAGCATTTTTTATGAGCGTACAAAGAATTCCCTTGTCCCGGCAGTACTTCCTTTCCACAATATTTGCAGGTTTTGTGGAGTGGCACAAAGCCCCGCCTGAGCAATTTTATTTCCATGTCTTTTTGATTTAGAACTAGCCTTACTAATTCAGCGGGAGGAGTTCCCAGTTGCCCATGCTTTTCAATCGCACCGCTGGACAGTTCAAGCTCGTTTACTACATCTTCTAATAAGTTTCGGCGTCTTTCAAGTTCACGCTGTTCAGGTGTTAGCTCTTTCATCATGTGTGTCTCCTGGTAGTAGGGGGGCTGTCGTGCCGTCTTAGGGATCACTAGGCCCCCCTATGCTCTAATTATACCTTAAAAAGGGACATCCTCATACTCTTCAGTCTTATCCTTGCGGTCTGATGCTTCCAGCTCACGGGCCATTTCATTCAGCTCGTATTCAAACTCGATCATTCCATAATCAACAGGGACCTGCTGCATGGAGGGAAGCACGGTGTACTGGGTCTTAAGTCCCTCTCCGGTCCTGGTGATCTGTACCGCATGCCCCTTGTCAGGGCTGAGAAGATCATACTCACCGCCTGCCATGATACTGAGGATCCCCTTGAACACGGTCTTATTCATATTGAGATACTTGACGTCCATGTTCCAGGTCTTATCCTCAAACACAATGCAGGGGGCCATGTACTGGGTCTTTTCCTGCTCCCTGAATAAACGGCTGACAGGTTCATAGAACTCTTCAGCTTCCCTCTCGGGGCTGACCAGCAGCCGGACTTTCGTTGTGCCCACCTGGGGGAATACATAGTTCCCGCCGGAGCTGTTATCTAAGTTCTTCAATTTGTCCTCCCATTTGCTGACATCAACAGTATACTTTTTCTCTGCCATAATAATCACCTCAATTTCATCTAATCGTTTCATTGATCTGTCTAGCCTGTCTAGAAATGGATCCTGATCTGACTTCTCTAAGATATGCTCAGCATAAACTAGATCCTCATAATCCTGCATCTGGTCAAGGTCTGTCATGCGAACTCCATTACCACAACTTCCATCTGTGGCATAAACCTGAACTTACGGCCGTCCTGAAGATCAACCCTGAGCTCATCTGTTACGTGATCTGTTACTTTAATATTGGTGATCCTGGTAGGCAGGCCATATACTACCTCTTCCCCCTTACCTTTCCTTATAGCCCAGTCTACAAAAAGATTTCCGATGCGTAAATCTTCTGCTTTCCTGCTGCAATAATATGTGGCTGTCATGTGTTACCTCCTGGTAATGGTTATTAGTACTCTTATATTAGCATATTATATATCTTATAGTAGTATCAATCTCTTATAGATTAGAGCTGTATCTATAGCTTTAGCTTATGTGTCATTACTCTGTATGTTAGAAAATATACCCCCCTAACCCCCACCGACCAGGAGGAACGATCGAGAGTTAGGGAGGCATTACTCTTGTAGAGGTTGAGAATAACTACCCCGAGGATATAACTATATGTTCTGCCTGTAGACGGCCTCCTCATCCCACCGCTGGACCTGACCGTAGTCACTACACCAAGGGTCCATTTATCACATAGCCGGCCATGTTCACAGCTAATGCTTACCGATCTTGATTACCCTCACGGTGTGGGCTGTGCCACCTTTAGGACTTAACTCGCCCTTCTACCACTTATTAAGGCACTATGTGTTACAACGTATTACTTTCTTTTGGATGGTTGCCAGTTCTTACTATGGCGTGGTGCACCTGATTGTGCTGGTTGCTTCTTCCAGGCTATCTTCTGACCTTCTGGAATATCTGGCTTTGTAGCATTACTCTTGTATTTATAAACGTGGGTATATTTCTTCTTCACTCTACCTCCGGTAGCAGCTCAAAATACGGACAGGCTTTCAGTCCATCACACCTGCCGTCATACTGTCTTATAAACCATTCTCTGATCTCTGCTGCTGTGTTCACTACAAGATAGGTGTTCCTGTTCTTCTGAGCGTGGTAGTAGTCCACCTCTGTATCATTCAGCCTTCCCCCAGGAGACTTGATCTCTACCCTTACACACCTATTAGCGCTGCACACAATGATGTCATACAGCCCAGGCAGATCACAGATAATATCAACGTCAAAGCCCAGACCGCGTAACTCTTTTACGATCTGGGCCTGGTTCTTATCTGGCTTGGTTCTCTTGGGTCTTGGCATTATGGGCACCAATAGATGCGTAACTTTCCAATAGCTAAAGTCCTAGCACCCTTGAAGTAATGAAAGATAGGCTTGCTCTTGACAAGAAAAACCTTAATTCTGAACATACTCTTATTCTACACGATGGTCATGGAGTGGTGTCAAGTTCTCCAACCTTAACAAATTGAAGCTGTAATATTTGCCCAATATATCCCTGGCAAGAAATCCCTGCCTTGCTAGTCTCTGGCTTTCCCACTGCGGTAAACATTCCCCCCGGTCATAACATCCAGCCTTATCAGCGTTGTAGATCGTATTGACCAGGCCCCCTTCATCGATAAGCCATGTGTCCCAGGTGTCCTCTACCGCCCTGTCAGTGGCTTCTGTTCTCCGGGATGGATCGTAAACCTGATCCCAATTACAGTCCCACACATAGCCACTGTCCAGATAGTCAAGCACCCCGAACTGCTTAACTGCGATAGCCCCCGCCCTGAGAGCCTCCTGGTCCCAGGACGGGAGCCATTCGTTGGGCAGCACCCCCTTTACGTAGTCCTTATAGTACACATAAACAACTGTGTACTTCTGCCCCTCAATACACTCCCTGGTCCCCGTTACTCTCACTGTAATATATTGTGGAATGAGCGAGAGCAGCAGAGCCAGGAGGTAATTGATTATAGCTCTACCGGCTCCTTGGTAATGAACCTCAGTATAATACCGATCACCGATACAATGATGGT